TTAGATCGCCTCTTTCAGTTCCTTGACCGGGCGGAAGGCGACTTTCTTGCTGGCCTTGATATGGATCGGCTCGCCAGTCGCGGGATTACGGCCGGTGCGGGCGGCGCGCTTGCGGACCTGGAGGATGCCGAGCCCGACGATGCGGACGCGGTCGCCCTTCTTGAGGTGCTTGGTGATCAGGTCGACCATCTCGGTCAGGACCGCCTCGGCGTGCTTTTTCGACAGGTCCTGGCTCTCCGCGATGTCGGCGGCGAGGCGCTTTAGCGTGATGGTGGCGGGAGCGGCAGCCTTCTTCGCCGAGTCCTTCTTCGCCATGTCTGGCCTCCTCGTTGCCTGGCCTCCTCGATTCCTGCCGGTGGTCGGGAAGACGGCCCCGGAACCCGCAAGTTCCCGGAGGCGTAGACGATTCGGGACCGGACTGACTACGTCAGCCCTCGCGGCCGGGGGTCACGTTCGTGCGCGCCCTCGACGGAAATCCGCTCGTTCCGGCTGCGGATGCAACATCCTTGACTTCAACAGGTCCGGCCTTTAAGTCCCCCCTCGTTCCGCAGACATTTGCGTGTCACGCGGGAGTAGCTCAGTTGGTTAGAGCGCCGGCCTGTCACGCCGGAGGTCGCGGGTTCGAGCCCCGTCTCTCGCGCCATTGTTTTCAATGGCTTAGCGGCAATAGCTGCCATCCGGTTTCAACTTTTCCCACCGCCGAGTTTCAACTTTCTGAGCTTGTTCTGTTCCGAGCCGAGCAGCCTCCGGCCGATTCTGCGCGCCTCATCCGCGGCCCGAACCGCCGCAATGTTCACTGGCATGTAGGTCTTCTGCAGCTTCCGGTTCTGGTCGATGCTGTTCGCCATCTTGGCGGCAATGGCCTCGACGGGCGCTCCGCCGGCATTCGCCTCGACCGCACCGGTTCGGCGCATGTCCATCAGGCGGCGCATCTCGCCCTTGCCGAAAACGGCCCGGCGCAGGTCCGCAAAATCGTCGATCAGCGAGTCCTTTGTGTAGGGAACCGGGAGGCGAGGACGGCCACCCTTGCCGGACGGTTTAAAGCCCTTGGTCCGGAAGATCGGCGCGTCGTCGTGCAGGTCATAGTCCAGCCCGGCAACGTAGGCCTCGACAAGCCGCTGCGAGCGGGCTGTGAGCGTTCCAATGGCTGGCTCACCGGTCTTGGCCCGATCACTGGTAAAGGCCATGTCGGCGCCGCTGGTAACCGCCTGAGCGGGTGTCAGCGTGCGGGCGTCGACCGGTGCAAAGCCGGTATCCCACGCAATGGCGATGATGCAGGCCAGCCCTCGGTAACCCGTGCGCCAAGCAGCCTTGACTAGGCGAACAACCTCGCCTTCCGGCCAGGTCTCGGTACGGCCGCGAACGCCAGTCTTTCGGATGATCTGTGACGGGTCCGCCTCGGGCGTACACAGCTTCATGCCGGCTAATACGTTGTATAGCGCTCTCCAGATCTTCAGCGCGCGGCCGGCCTCGCCATCGCCCTTCGTGGCCTTGAGCCGTCCGTACCACCGGTCCAGCATTTCAAACGTGACAGTCTTTGGATCGACGTCGCCGAAAACAGGATCGATATACTTCCAGCCACGGTCCCAATCTTCGCGAGTCCGAGGCGGCTTCGACTCCCATACATTGCTGCGACGGAAACGGTCAAAGCCGTCACCAACACTTCCGGTTGGATAGAAACGGGCTGGTGGCTTCTCCAGGCCCTTACGGGCGCGCTGGTAGCGCTCCTCCCACCCTTTGGCGACAGCCCAAGCATCGGGGCCATCGTGCCCGCAGGACACGATCTGAAACCCCATGGCGCGCATCTTCGGTGTCGGCAGCCAGTAGCCGTGCCGACCTTTTCGCACCACGTAGTGTTTCAGCTTAATGTGTGCCAAGGCGCGCCAGCCGCTCCTCGAATACGTCGCCCGCGTTGATAGCCACACCAGACGATGCTCCAAGACCGGCGCGTCGATCCAGCCAGGCATCAATGGCCCGCAGGTCGTAATGGCCCGTCACCGGGCAGGCGGCTGGGAAGCCGATGCGATGAAGGGCCGACAGTTTGGTGAGGAAGTCGGTCTCGGTCAGATGTAGCCGTCGCGCGGCCTTCTGGGGCGGCACGAGGCGCGGATCGACGGGGAAGCGGATGGCGCTCGCACGAAGGTTATCGTTGTGGTGCGGCTGCACGGTCATGCGGCGGACCTCCGCGGCATGCAGGCAGGCATAGCAATATGTTCGGGCACTGGCGCGCGCTCCGTGTGAATGGACAGGGAATTGGGACTGCCTTAACCGGCTTATTATGTCCGCAACCCGCAAAGGGGCGCGCCATCCCGACATGTGGGGTGTGGCGCGCCGATTGTCAAGATGTGGTGTGATCCTTGTTTTTCTTGGCCTTTTCGGATGGTTGGCCGGCATGCCGGCGAGGCTGAAATCATTCAGTTGTCTAATGATTCCAACGGATCTTGATCGCCTAGGCGATCATGGCTGGTTACGCCGCGTAACCAGTCGCTAGATGCGGAAGGCCCACCAACACCCGATTGCCCGTCCTGGACGCTGGACGCTTCTTGCGAACCGGTCCAACGCCGTCCTCCAGGTCCGTAGCGCCCAAGTGATTAGCTTGCCAAGCTGGCGCCGTTTGATTGAACGTCGAGGTCCATCCAAGGCTGGCCTCGCCATCGACGGGCGGCTCGCGCTCATCCTCATCTTCGCGCTCATCGCCGGCATTGCCGTTGCCGATGAAGTCGGCGCTGGCCTGGCTGTGGTGCTCTGGCGTCTGGTTGCCAGTCAACCAGCCGAGCGAAGGTTCAGCGTCTGTGTCGCCATCGAGGGTGTTCAGCATGTCGATAAGCAGATCAATCTGCGCTTCGACGACTTGGCGGTAAATTCGCTTGGGTGTGATATCGGTGGCAGCAGCCTGCGGCATGGTCACGTCCTTGCTGTTGGTTAGGGCCGGCGCATGGGTGCAACCTTGCGCCGGCCTGTTTTCGTGATAACATGGCTACATGAGTAACGCAAGTCATGTTAACATGAAAACACCAAAAAAGAGACCTCCGACTACGGGTGATCTGGTCGGAGTCCGCGTTCAGCCCGAGATGGCCAAGGCCCTCGACGATTGGCGCCGCAAGCAACAGGACCTGCCCGGGCGGCCGGAGGCGATTCGCAGGTTGGTCGAGTTGGGGCTGAAGGTGAAACGTTAGATGGACTATCCCGACGATATCTTCGAATTGATTGATAGATTGCGGAGCGCTTTTGGCTCGGCAAAGACGATCCAAGATGCGGAAGCTGCTTGGCAGCAGTTCTACTTTCTTGAGTCGTATATCGAGAGAACTTGGCCAACCGACAAGCGAACTATAGATACGCTCAGGCACCTAAAGTCGGGCCTCTCAACTTACACGAGGGATCTAAGAGAGAACATGCCATCGCCGTACACGGGATGGCAGGTAGAACTAACTACAATTCGCAGCCTTGTTGCTCCCAGATACGATAAGGACGGTTGGCCGGTTTAAACGGCAGTAGCCTATTTAGGTGGAAGATAATTCGAGGTGTCAGATGAACGATGCAGAGCGAAGCGCATACGAGACGATGAAAGCAGAGGGCGAGGTGCGCGATACGTACGATAAAGGCAGCAAAGAGTACGAAGAGGCGGATAGGCGCTTCAAAGAAGCAGAGCGCGAATATAACCGCATCAGAAGGTGATGGCGGAGGTGAGATGGCGCTAAAGGGGAAGGTGACGAAAGGAGACACCCAATGAACTACAAACAACGCCGCGCAGTGCGGGACACCATTGAAGGATTGCGCACCAAAGCTCCAGCCGTTGCCGTCGACGGACACATTAGCGCCGAGCGCCTCATGCTGGACGCCGCGGACATGCTGGCGCGCGAAAGCGTATGGTGGGCGCAGGCGTGGCGCGGTGCCACAACGGGTATTACGATTGCCGCGATCATTTTGTGGCTCGCGCGTTACTGAAGCCCAACGAGCGGGATCCCGCGTAGAGCCGAACGACCGTGGAGATTGGGCTCAAGCGTTGAAAGCGCGCAGAGCATCTTCCCAATCCGGGTCATCGTACAGGCTAGACACAGCCGCACTACCGCCAGCACTGGCCTGATTCATATCGCTAGCGAATTGGTCAAGTTTCGCGCCGAGCTGAACGACGAGGTCGTGTGACATTGCTATCTTGTAAGTGAAGGCGGGTTAAATCTGCGGTCGCCCTGAGTTTGCGTACCGCGCGCTATGTGTTAGACGGCGCTCCTATCAATGAAGGAGCGCCGCGTTGGCTAAGAAAACGAAGAAGACTGTTCGCCGCGAGTGGACAAATGGCGATATCAAGGACCTCAAGGCGCACTCGAAGGCTCGGACACCAGTCGTAAAAATAGCCAAGATGACGAAGCGAACCGAGGGCTCGCTGCGTCAGAAGGCTATCGTGCTGGGAATTGGTCTGGGCCATCAGCGGTAGTTGAGGGCGGGTGAACCGCCAGGCTTTGATAAATTAAGGGTTGTGGTGGTAGGAAGGACGCCAAATGCAGCGCGCCATACCCTGGATATTGTCTCTTGTTCTACTGATTGCCTTCGGCGCTTCGTTCTCTGAGCTTCAGCGCGTGAGGAAACGATTTGGCGAGATCACGCGGCACACATTCCACGACCATCAGGACGTTAGGCGGGCGGTAATTCGGGCGCATCTAGCAGATGCGTACCGCCCAATTGTCATCGTTGGGGATAGCATCACAGAGATGGCGAGCTTCCCGAACAATCTGGACGGTAATCCCATCATCAACGCCGGCATAGGCGGGGCGACAATCTTGGATTATACCGCGCTGGCTCCTAAAATATTCGAAGGGTCGAAACCATCGCTGATCGTCGTGACGATTGGCGCGAACGACACTGCCAACCCGAACAGACAGCAAAACATGAAAGATTTGTTGTTAGTTCTCAAGCCATTCGCTCCTATTATTGTGATGGACCCACCAAAAGGTGAAACCGTCGATGGCATCCATCCCACGCGCCGCGTTTCGAGATTGTGGGTTCAATCGGTAGTAGACGAAATACTCAGATCGTCGGGGAAGACCTAGAACGGCGCGCTCAAGCGCTTCTTCAATTCGTAGCCATACGCGCTGAATCTCCATGCAGTGCAGTAGATACGAAGCAGGGTCGACCTTTTCGACGTCGGCAATCAAGTCGAAGCCTGCGTCTCGAAACTCCTCACGCGATGGCGGCGGCATCGCCGAGCGACGCAAAGCCGCCCGCAGTCGGATTCAAATTGGCGAATGATCGTTCAATGCGATCAATTGCTGCATCCGCCATATCGCCAGCTTGATTCATGTCGCTAGCGAATTGGTCGAGTTTGGCGCCGAGCTGAACTACTAAATCGTTGGACAATTTACTTCCCTAATGAATGTGAGGTGGAGGGCGCGCGGCTGCGCACCCATGAAATCGGGGACATTGGTATTGGTCCTTAGTAGCGGGTGGTGCGCGGGCCGAGGCTCACCGCGTGCATACGTCAGTAGCTAAATTGCCGCTTGCTCGTGATGGTTGTGGCGGGCTATAGGGGTTGCGCTTGGAATGGGAATTGGAATGATGTCGTTGGCTACGTTTCCGCGTCTCGCCTTTCGCCAATTGTTCGGCGATCTTTGGATGAGACGCCATTGGCTTACGCGAACAAGCAGCAACGCGACCGACTATCTTTCAGATTATTGGAACAGCGCGGACCACCCAATACGACAAGCCGTTATCGAAATTGTTGCAACTGAGCTTAAGCGGGGCGGTTCACTGCTGGAATACGGTAGCCATGTCGGCATCAACATACACATGTTAAAGGACCGCGAGCCCTACCGTGAAAGCGCGATGTTCGCGGTGGAGCCGAACCGCGAGGCTGTTGATTTCATGGCCGCGAACCTACCGGAAATCGAAATCCTGCAAGCTGAAGATACCAAATTCGTGGCATCCGATTTCCCCGGCCGACCAATCGACGTAAGTCTGATCAACTGCACGTTTTGCGCCATGTCGCAGAAACGCACGGAGCGGGTTCTCGATAAATTATGCCGGATATCGAACAGCATCGTAATCGGGGACAACCTCGATAACATCCATGGTCCTAAATCGGAATATAAGGTCGATCCGGTTCACTATCGCCACCCGTTCAAAACCATGTTGCAAAATCGAGGCTTTGACGTGGTTGCGGTCACACCATCGCCCGAGCCGCGCCCCCACCTTAACGGCTTCATGGTTGCTCGAAAACAGCGTCAATGAACCGCGAGAGCGACGCCGTAAATCGGCACGCTCTTATTGTTCAACGTCTTGATCCGAGCCGCAAATGACGTGCCTGCCGTGCAGGCCGTGTCGGCCGTCTCGACGACTTTCCGCCCACCCTGCCCATGGGTTGAGACCGACGACAGAGTCGCCGTTGCCCAATTCGTGCCGCCGTTACAAGTAACCTCAACGGTTAGATCCGTGTTCAATGTCGGCGACGCCGTATTGTCGAATTCGAGCAGCACGCGCGCATTGCCGACCGATGCATCCGCCGTCTGCATGGTCGTCACTACCGTCATGTTGCTAGGCGCAACATTGTACGTATAGCGCAGCGGCATGACGCCGTTTCCAGAATCCTCAGTGAACCCCGTCTGCCCCGTTCCGGTGATATCACTCGCCTTGTAGGCTCGCGACACGCTGGCGGTGAAATTTACGACCGCGGACACCGTAATGTTGGCCGCTGCAAGATAGTACGAACCTGTCCCCGGCACGGTATAGGGTGACGTCAACGTGGCGTCTGCCCAACCAGTGCCGGGATGCGCGAACGACTGATCAGCGACAACGTCAAAATTGCCAGCCGAATTTCGCTTGACGATTTTTGCTTTGAATGTCCCCACGGCCGCCGAGTAGATTCCCACCGATGAAACCACGGCGCCCGCGACCAAAGCCGTCGTCAAATCGACCATCGTAAAGGTCGACAGGCTGGTGATCGTCGTTGAAGGAGCATCAATCGTCGTGGTGGTGCCGGCCAACGTCGGCTTGACCAAGCCGCTGGCAGTGTCGACGGTATAGTTTGACGACGAGCCCGCGTTGATGCCGTCGACCGCGGAACCCGATTCAATCTGGTCCGGCCAATGTTTAAGCGCTCGGAGGGTGACGCTCTCGAAGGCCACCACTGCGGCTAATGCCGATCCACCCACAATTCTCGCCTGTTTCCCCGACATCGGGTATCGGCTCGATCGCTGGACCTCCATGATTTGAAGGCCCATGTCCAATGCATCATCCTTAGTGGAAAACTTGACATCTACGGCAGGCCTAAAGCGGCAGCACGTATCACCGATTTCTTCGACCTGGACTGTACCGTCGGTCATATCTCCTTCAATCTCGTAGACGCGCCTCGTGCGATCCTCTGAGAAGCCGGCAACGATCACTGTAAACTTCTTACTCGCGCTAACTCCGTCGAAATCGCGAATGAGCTGTTCCACATACTGTCGAACAGCGTCTTTCAAAAACTCGATGGATCGAGGCACGGTCGAATTGATCAGCAAAAAAAGATGGTCGGTGATAGCTGTGCTGCCAGTGACGGCGATTGCCGCTCTAGCGCTTGGAACCGACAATACCTTCATGCCAAACCCGACGGTCGCGCCGCTGGCGTCATACTGCGCGGTATCGCTGAAAAGATAGATCGCATCGCGACCGGGAATCTGGATCAAATTACAAGCAGTCATTTGGTCATCTTTCAAATTGATTGGGGAACGCAGGCTTGCCGGAGCTACCGAAAGTTCTAGGCGAGCAGGTTGTGCTTCTTTCTTCTACCGTCATGCATTGAATCCTTGTAAGGCCGTTTCCCACTCTGGGTCATCGTACAGCGACGACACAGCCGCACTACCGCCAGCACTGGCTCTGTTGACTCCCATGGCCGCAGCCACGGCGCCATCAATCGATAGCCACTTCTTCTGTTTAGTGAATCTCACGATGTGCCCCGCCGCATTGGTTTCGGCTTCAACATTCGCGAAGCAGAAACGCAGCACCGGATGGCCGCCGTGTTTGAATTTCCGGCCAATGATCGCGCGTTGTAGTTCGGCAATTGCGGGCATCATGCTCAAGCTGCCCTGGCGATGTTCGATGGCCGGCAAGCCATCTTCCAACAAGTTGTTGAGCAGATTGCGCGCCATCGCAGGGTCGCACGCGATCTCTTGCACCGAGTACGTCTCGCACAGTTCCCTGATGCATTCCTCAACCCGGCGGAAGTCGATGACGTTACCAGGCGTAGCTTCCACCAGTCCGCGCGCAGCCCAGTCCAAATAGGCGGCGCCCGTCGCTTCCTGGCGCTCGCGCAAGTTATCGGTCGGGCAGAAGAAGAAGGGCTTGACGACATAATCATCGCCATCGCGGAAGCAGGCCACGACTACGCTAAGGTCGATGCTGCTGGAAAGATCCACGCCGAGCCAGCACGGCTCGCCTTCAAGCGCGGCAAGATCGATCTCGCCGCCCCCTTCGTCGTAAAGCGACATCTCAACAAATGGTGACGCCGAATGGTCCAGCCACATGTTGCAGTTATACTGCTTGAATGTATCCCGCGCGGTCAGGCTGGTCTCTGCCTCGCGCGCAAGCTGGCGCAGACCTTCGATATCCTGATAACCCAAGGCTAGACCGGGATTGGCGCGGTGCCACGTCGCCTCATCGCGCCAATCTGCGTTCTCGTCGTTCTCGAAGAGGATCGGGAGCGTGCTGGGATCTTTGATCTCGCCACGCGCAACCTTGCGAGCGTGGTCGATGATCTCGAAGGCGATATTTTCGCGACCGCGGCCGGCCGTTGTCGCAACAACCAGCAACGAGCCAGGCGACTTCGGAAGCGACGACTTGATGGCCTTCCACAACTCCGCGTTTTTCCAGACGTGCAACTCGTCAACCAGCGCCATGGAAATTGTGCGCCCATGAGCCGGCGCGCCATCACCGCTGATTGCTTCTAAGAACGAGCCGCCCTTGTTCAGGACGAGCTTCTTAACTGAATTGTGAGCGTCGTAGATCTTCGTGGCGGCAATCAACCGCTTGTCTTCGCGGATAATAGATGCGGCCTCTGCGAAACCGAGCCCGGCTTGTGCACGGTCCGACGCCGCGAACACGGTCTCACCACGCGGGCGGCGCTCCGGTCCCACGACAGATAGTAAATTCAGCGCAGCCGCGAAGCTGGTTTTCCGATTGCCTCTGCCGACACAGAGCACCACGGTTTTGACGATGCGTGTGCCGTCAGGATGACATGGCCCGTAGACAGCACGAACGATTCGCTCTTGCCATTTGTCCAGTTGAAACGCCTTGCCGGGCAAGCGGCTTTTAGGATGCTTCAGACGTCGAAGAAACGTTACCGCGCGCTCTCCGTATCCGAATGTGTCCTCAATTGGCGAGTCATCGAACAGCCAGGCGGGATAGGTGTTAGACGTCGAGGGGCGAGTCATCTTCGCTTTCGCTATCTTGATGCACGCCAGCGCGGCTGCGGCTGGATGGGCTAAGCCCTAATTCCGCTGCCCAGCGTCGGGACTCCGCGGTGGCCTCGCGCAGGGTTGCGAACGCCGGATTCCGTTTCAGTTCGCCCAGCCGGTTCTCGACATAGGCGCCGTACTGCGCGATGGCAGCGCGCGCATCGACGATATCGGCGGCAGCTTCGCAGAAGCGCTCGACTGCATGAAGGTCCGCGATCGACAGCACACGGCGCTCAACCAAGACCGGCATAACGCGCTTCCATTCTGCCTTCGCTGCCGGCGGGAAGTGCTTGGGCGGTTGCGGCACCGTACGGATTGCATCCGCGATCGGCTGGGGTGTGGCCTTGCGGCCCGCCTGGTGCCTCATCCGAAACACCAACCGCGCAGTTGGGTCAGCAATTCGCGCGCGCCGTACGGAATTTCCTGCGGCATCTGGCTTTGGCTCGATGTGCCGACGATGGTGGCGCGGTTATCGTACCAGGCTGCCGCTAAGAGAAGCGTAGCCTGTTTCACATCTTCGCTCGCGGGGTCGCCAGTGTCGGGGATAGAAGCGTCGTCAAGAAAACCGGTGACATAGATAGTGGCCGCGTCCAGATACGACTGCAGCAGCAGGTCCTCATCATCGAAGTCGATGCGAGCTTGCGCCTTCAATTCTTCAAGCGTGGCGAATGCCATCGTGTAATCCTTGATTTAGGAAATGCCCCAATTCGGACCTATCTTGTGCGAGGCTTGGCAGCCGGTATCCTGGCGATCGGCCAATGTTTGCGACTACCCGGGGGTGGCATGGCCAGCCAGCAGCGAGCGTGCTGGGTGCGATGCCGCGAGCAAGAGGCAGCGCGGTGCCATCAATCGGACGGCGCATCAGAGGGCTGCCTGCGCCTCACGTCGGACACGCATAACAACGTGGTCATGCCATCATCATCCTCAAAGGAGACGAGGAAGCGTGGCGTCTCATCATCGCCAACCACACCATGCACCGTGCAGGGGGTCCATTCGCGGCCACACCTTATCTCGGCGTCAAACTGTTCGATCGGTATCATTGCTCGTCTCGCTGCTTGTGCCGGTTGTGACATGGCGAAGCACATAGGCTTTGCCAGTTGCTGCGATCCCAAAAGAGTTTCATGTCGCCACGGTGAGGAATGCGATGATCGACCACGTTTGCGGGTCCATCGCAGCGAACGCAGCGAGGGTGTGATACCAACCAAGCAGCGCGAGCTTCACGCCAGGCTTGCCCGTAGCCTCTGGCCTGCGCGGTAGGTCTACGCTTATCAGCATCGGCCTTCCTCTTGATGGCGCACTCGCACCGCCTGCCTGCAGGCACAACCTTGCCGCACGTACATAACCGCGGCGCGGCGAATGGCATCAAAGATCACGATTGAAAACAAACCGCCAACCAGAAGCCTCAAGGGCGTCGACGATCTCTGCGGCAAGCGTCTCGTCAATCTCAACATGGCGCTCAAGAATGGCGTCGATGATCTGCGTGGGCGACTTTTCGGTCATGATTAACTCCGCACAGGGGACGGCGCGTGGGCGAAAATCAAAACCGGACGAAGTTCGTCCGGTTTCCAAGGGCGGGCGCGGCAGACTCCCGCTAGCCGGCGCGGTGCCAGGAGACCAACACCGCGCCAGCATATCGCTTGGCGCCTCGTTACTGCGGCGGGTTAGCAGTGGGCAGAGACGCGGCGCGACCGAGCACCCACATGCCGGCAACGAACAGATTGCCAGTGTTATTAGCGGGCGTGATGGTCGCGCGGATGTAGCGCTTGTAGCCGATGTAGCCGAGCTTCCGGCATTCGTTGTCGTCATCGAAACGGAAGCCGGCCAGCGCCTCGGTGCCGGTCATGTCTTTGTCGTCGACCGCGACGGCGCCGGCCATGGCGGAATCGTTCGACTCCTCCAAGAGGACCGTGAACGTGGCGTCAGCGTCGGACAGCGTGCCAGTGTTGAAGGCCAGCAGCGCCGAACCATAGCCGTAGGTGTCGAGGATCGCCGAAACCTGCGCCGTGTTGTCGGTCACAGCGGCGCCGGGGTTGAATGCGGGCTTGAAGTGAAGATTGTTCGCGAGATCGCGCATAGGAATTCCTTTGAATGAGAGGTGGTGGGCGGCTACCGAGCGCAGCCGCCCAAATGATTAGGAGACCGAGATCTTGAGCTTGCGCAGCGACTCCGACTTGCCAACGCCGCCGGCCACACGACGACGACCGTGGAATCGGGTCATTCCGTTGGTGGCCTGAGTGTACGGGTCGCGCAAGATGCTCAGGCTGATGCGATCGAAGATCCGATAGCCCTGGCTGAAGTCCCCGAAGACAATCGGGGTGGCGTTGGCGGCAACATCCGGCATGTCAGGGGCTTCGACCACCGGCCGACCGAGGATGGTCGTGACGGGCGTGTTGTCGAGTCCCTGGATGTTGACCATATAGCGGCCCTGACCGTCCTTGAGCTTGCGGATGGTGCCGAGCGTGGTGGCATTCATCATCCACACACCGTTCGCCCGGTACGGAGCTTTGATTCCGTGGAACAGGTCGATCAGCGCGTCGGCCGAGGATAAGGTGCTGGCGGCGCCCGAAGGCGTATATGCGACGGTGGTGTCGTTGAGGAAACCGGCCGGCGAAAGCGTGCTCTGGCCGGAGACGAAGGCCTTGCCCTCTTCGAAGCCGAACTCTTCGCCGAACTCGTAAGCGAGCAGGGCGCCCACATCGAACGTCGAGTCCTCCAGCATGGCGTTGCTGACGTCGACATAGGCGGCCAGTTCGCACACTGAGTAGCGGGACTGGCCGAACGTGACGCTCGTTTCCGGTCGGGGCTGCGTCTCGCCAACCCACGCAGCGGTCATTCCGCCGGTACGCTTAGGCCAACGCACTTCCGGCGAACCGGTCGGGAGAACGCGCGCGACCTGGCGCACGGGCGAGAACAGCACGACGTTGCGATCAAGCTCGGTCGAGAACTGGTCGGGAGCGAGATAGCCGCCGGCAGTGTCGTCGCTGACGCGCAAGGACTTGACCTCGTCGGATTCCAGCGCTTCCTTGCCCTTGCGAATGAAGGTATTGAATGCCTTCGCTTCCAGTTCCTTCGCTTCATCCTTGGATTCGGAACGGGACAAGGAGGGGCGAGCGAGTTTCGCTTCAGCCGCAGCCAGACGCTTTTCGAGATCGGCAACCGGAGCGGTCTTCGCGTTGACGTCCTTCGTCAGCGCGTCGAGCGCGGACTTGATCTCGGCCGCGCCGGCCTCTTCCGTGAGATCGGTGGCAGACTTGGTTTCGAGTGGAGCGTGGAAAGTCATGTGATAGGAATTCCTGTTAATCGAGAGATTTGCGAGCACTGTTGATTGCCGCAACAAGCTCGCTAAACTGCGTTGCGGAATTGGACTTCACCGCGTGAACGGTGGCGGATGGCAGCATGGGAAAGGTCACGACGGAGATTTCTTCGAGCGAAACCTCATCGAGAGTGCGAACGCCTTTTGCCTTATCGAACCGCGATGATTTCGTTCGGTAGCCGATGGACAGGCCATCGAGCGCTCCGGCCTTGAGCAGCGCATGGGTTTCGCGGCCTTTGACCGTTTCAAGCACCAGTTTGCCGGATACAGCGAGCCCAGTGGCGTCTTCGGCAATCGACGTCCAGACTCCTATCGGCTCGGCCTGGTCATGCTCGCGGAGCATCTTGACGCGCGCGGCAGGCCGCTGCTTCAGACTCTTGGTGAAAGCACCACGGGCCACGATATCGCGCCCTAGGTCGGTTACGCCAAACAGGCTGGCATAGCCGCTGAACGTGCCATCCTCCTGGACACTCTTAATGTCCAGACGTGCGTGACCGGTCTCAAGATTCTTCAAGCTGCGTTTTCCTTCGGAGGTTTGTTGTCATTCGCCGGTGCCTGCACATGAGGCGATGCCAGCACATTGCCATCTGGCAGCGGCGGGAGGTTCAATTCGCGCCTCACGTCGTTGGCGGTCATCACGCCCGCTGACCGGTACTGCGCGAACGCATTCGCACGCGCCACAGTGTCGGCGAGAAGCAGCTGCGCCATGTCGAATTCGAAGTGCATCTTCGCGCGCTCATCCGGAGTCAGCAACGTGCGCGCATACGCATCGCACCAAGCGCGAAGCCACGGCTGCAATCCATACTTGATAAACTGAAGGTCAAGCTGGACGCTGTTCGACCATGTCGCGCGTGACATGTCGGAAAGCAGCGTTGCGGGGACGCGAGTTAGCCGGCTGATTTCGCTTACTGCGTAGGCTCGTTGCTCAACTGTCTGGCTATCAACTGAAGTAAAGTTGATCGGGGTATAGCTACCATCGTTGTCGATGATAGCGACAGATCCCGCCTTGTCGCCGGAATGTGCCGAGCGCCAGGCTGTCGCCATGCGAGCGGCTGCTGTTGCGTTGAGGCTGCCCTTTACGCTGAGGACACCGGAAGGCTTGCTATTGTTGCGAAACAGGTTTGATGAACTGCGCTCAAGCAAAATCGCCAGACCGATCGCATCACGGCCAGTATGCAGCAGACCAAGCCCGCGCTGCTGCAGCAGATTGTTAGGATTCGGCACCTGCAGATGGATGACATCGCGCGGTCCGTAGACTTTCCCGTCGATACTATAACGCGGTTCACCGTCCGTTTGGTATTCTAACACGACGACGTTGCGAGGCGCGTAAAGGATTTCACCTGGCCGGCCGGCTGTGCGCGTTACCACTGCGAAGCCGTCGCCGAATAGGATCGCATCCTGCGTTACCCGGCGGCGGACGTCGGCGGCGCTGGCCCATTCATTGCTGAAGCCGTTCACGAGCTGATAGGCCGTATGATCTTTCGCGGCGGTCTCGCCATCGTCTGTATCATCGCGCAGCAAGCGGCAGGGCAGGGTCGCGGTAGACTCCGACAAGATGCTAACGGCGGCATTGACCGGAGCGCATCGCATAGCGGAGTCAGCGTTGATGGAAACGCCAGATGCCGACACAACGAAGGAGTCACATAGCGCGGCCCAACTATCCGAAGTGGGATCGGTCAATTCGGATTTCGTTTCCGGCACGGGTGCCGATTTGCGGGAGAACGGCCACATCAATCCGCAGCCCTCCACGATCGGATGCTGCTTTCCTGTTCTGCCGCGGCGCCCCAGTTTGACTGCTGCGACATCGCATCTTCGAATGAAACGAGTTCGCCGGTCCACACTGTGCGCACCTCGATCTCGCCGTCGCCGCCGATCCAGACGATCTCCGCGTCGCTGCCGTCGATGGACGCGACTTTTACCAAGCGACCATTCCAGGCCGCCGGGCTATTCACTCGAATTGTCATTGGGAGATCTCTAGTAATGGATGATCTGGCAGGGCGTGGCGAGCGCGGCGCCAAGCGGTTCTGCGTTTCCGGTGTCGAAGTGCGGGGCGTCCAGCGACACAGCCCACGCCACACTGCCAAACACGCGCGCACGCGCCAGCTTTCGGCCCTTCGTCTTTATCTCGTCGACGGTGATCTCGCCGTCGAGAGCTGCGCAGATTGCCTCCGATGTGCAGTCTTCGCGATCCTCGGGGTCAAGGCGGGCGAAGGCCTTATCGGCGATGCGAAACATGTCCAGTTGCATCAGGGCGCGGCGAAGCAGGAATTGTTCGTACTCGCGTGGCGGCTGTTTCTTCAGACCAGCACGACGCTTCGCGCGCTCACCCACGACTTCTATAAGCCGGTCGCGGAAGGCCGGATCGCGGCGCGCTTTGTCGAGTACGAGAAAGGGCGTGGGAAATCCTTCACCGAGGACGCGCTGCATGCCGACCTTCGGCTCAGCACGGAGTGCATCAAGCGCTCTGGTGAAGTCGGCATCGGACCATCTGCCCGTCGCTGATTTACCGATGGCGTTCTCGCCGTCCTCGCGGACTGCGGTGGCTGCGACGAAGCGAGCCTTCAAAGCTTGGTCTGATTTGACGAGCTTGAAAAAGCTGGCCCCGGTCCCACCGAAACTCTCAACAGCGCCTTCGGCAGTTGAACCGACGCGGATCGCCGCGAGGATTTCATCAAACTTCGCGCGCACAAGCGCTTGGCCGGTGAGGGGTTTCGCTGCGTCGAGGCGGGCGCGTAGATCGGGGCGCTTGCGTAGGTGCACGTCGAAGGTCGACTTGTTGATGCCCATCGACCGCAAGATGACGGTTAGGGTCTCGCCGCGGGCGACACGCGCGATGACGGCTTCGAACTGCGGGGCGAATGCGGACAAATGCGACCGTGAGCTGCTGGGCAAAATGATGCCCCGGCTCAGGACTGGCCTGGCGCGGGGCTAAAAGGGGGAGGGGAAACCGGAAAACCGATTGATTAGCCTCCCAAGTTATCGTACGAAGCTATTTCGTCAGTCTTTTCAAGGTGTTATGCTATAAACATAGCCTTTTTCGGGGGTGGGGAGGTGCTATGTGCGACAATGCGCCGCACATAGCCGACTCCTAGCGATCAGGCCGCTTTTGCGTAGTCGGGATATGCGGGGTCGCGCATCCAGCTAATCACGGCCCAGTCCGTCCAGACGTCTACGGGCGGGCCATCCTCCTGCTTCACCGCGGCTGCAATCTCGGCGCGCGTGCTGTCGCCACCTGCGAGGTCGAGCAACCGGCTACAGACCGGACCCAGCCGCATGCGTGCGGCTGTTTCGTCTGCCTTCCGGTTCGTCTCTGACTCGGCGTCGGCGTCCTGCTGGTAGTAAGCCGCACCGTTGAAGGTGAACATGCCAACGGGCACTGACCTTCCGGGATCGTTGCGGTGAGGCTGCGTGAACCGCTCATCGTCTGGCCGCCACTCCTTACCGGCGGCGTGGAGAGCAACGGTCCTGTTGGCCGTGTCGTGGAGGAGGCGGTTGTCATACGCAACGGGCTCGCGTACCTGGTCCGCGCCCGAGTCATCTATGTCCTCGTAATTATCGTTCGCGATGCAGACCTGCGGGCGCGCTGTGAAGTCGCGCCAGTTAAGTGTGGCCTGGATCATTTCCTTCCCGCCCACATCGTTGGCCAGGCGCTCGGCATGCGGCCAGCGGTTGCCCCTGTGTGGCCTGACGTTGCCGCGGGGCTGTGTGATGGCTTGAGCTTCCACGAGCGCCCGGTGGGCCTCGGGCGCGCGGTTGTCGTTAGCTGCAAACATGCAGTCTCCTTGGTCGGTAGTTCCGGGGGATTGCCGCTGGAGCGGACTTCGCGCGTACATCGCCCTGCGCGCTGGCGGCGGGTCGGCAGAGAAACAAAATGCCGCCCACACTAAATATGGTGGGCGGCGCGGGAAAGCAGGCGGATTTATTTTTTCCGGCGCCGATTTGGCGTAGCCGGGGGCGAGGGTCATCAGGCCGGACGAGCGGCCGATGCCGGGACCTTCGCCGCGCGAAGTTCGCGCAATTGAGAGCAAGCGCGCGCACGTTCGGCAAGGTTTTTGTCGATGCCGACTTCGGAGAGGGTGATTGGTGCATCACTGGGTTTGTTTTCAACCCGGTGCTTTGTGCGGGTTGGAAAACAACCCGCACCTTAGCAGTCGTTCTCGGCGCACCAAGCGAGATACGATTCCTGCTGCGCCTCCTCGGCAGTGAGGCGCCGGGGCGCTGGTGCTGGCTCTGGCTCTTGGTAATCCGGGAGATGCCAATAGCCTGATTTATCGACTCCGACGTACCTGCCGACCCACTGGCCCACCGGTCGGTCCTTGCCAAAGACGGCGCGGGCCGCGGCGTTGTAGGCATCGAGGTCAGGCCCGTCGCCGTCCCTTGTGAGCACGTGGAGGCGCCGACTGAATGGCCCGCCATCCTCGGGTTTGAAGTCGATTGTTACGTACCACTCGGCGAACGGCGAGCCCTCTTCGGCATAGTCGGTTATCACGCAGGTCTTGATCTTGGTGGTGCCGGTCGACGCGGGCTTGGTCGCCGATGGCGACTTAGCTTTGCTGGGCTTCTCAACCCGGCTGAAGCCCTTTGGCGCCGGCCTCAGGTACATCTCGTCCTTGAGCCACCGAACCAAGCTCATGCGCGGCGCCTCAGGGTTGTTCTGAGCGGCCCAGGCTTGGTGCCAGTCCGCACCCGCGTCGACCACCATGCCGAGATCGGTCTCTTGCGGGATGGCCTCCCATGCGCGTTTGTAGGCCGTCCTGGCGGGCCGGCTCATATCGGCCGGGCAGTATGAGGCTAGGAGCGCTTGTAAGCTTAACTCTTCCTGCGCCGATCCCGGCGGGGTGGCCCCCACGGGGCCAACACCGTCCGGCGCCGTAGGCGCGGCGCTGTCATGTCTCTCTATCTGTGTACCGGTTTGTAAACCGGTACGTAGAGAGGAGGGGCGGGTCAGAATGTCCGGTAATTCACCGTTTAGGCGGACATTCTCGTCCGTTAGGCGGACAGAAATGTCCGCCTTTTTATCCAGGACAAGAATGTCCGACTTTTGTGGAACCAGACCGAAATTGGGCGTGTAGACGGTGGCGTGGCCGCGACCACCGGCCCGAACCACCTGCACGAAGCCGAGGCGGGTGAGGTTCTTTCTTGCCCTGCGGACGGTGCGCTCGTTGATGCCGGCGAGGGCGCATATCTCTTCATCCGAGACGAACCCGTTTCCGTACTTGCCCCAGTAGCGTTGGACGACCTCAGCAAGCACGGCAACATCGGCCTTGGTCGTTTCCGGGTGATGCGCGGCTAGGCGCAGAAGCTTGAACTGCACCCAAGCCTCAACGTCGAATTCGTACCGCTTACGCTGGGAGAAATGGCCGCTCATGCACCCTCTATGATAAGGTGTCCGAAACACCGGACATACGGTTTCAACTTCGGCCCGTTTCTGGCTTGTTTCGGTCCCAGGAAAGTTGAAACTCTGATTGATCTAACGCGCCTTTTGGCCGGCCTGTCACGCCGGAGGTCGCGGGTTCGAGCCCCGTCTCTCGCGCCATTTTTTGGCAATCCTTTCATACCCTTACCTCCGAATCCTCTTCTTGCTTCGATCCCCGGTCGCTCGCGGCGCGACTCCTGCGTGCTTTTTGGCCTTCGACCGGCGTAAAACTCCCGCGCTCGCGCGGCGCCCTGTTGCGGTTCAGGCGAGAAATTCAAGCACAGATGTGGCAGCTATTGACCCGATCCATGTCGGCGTCCTCACCCGTCGCCTGAATCAAAAAGGCCGCCCGGAGGCGGCCACTGGTCTGTCCGTAAGCCTCGCGTCAGCGGATATCTGACGTCCCGGCGCTCGTCACCACGACCGGTTTGCCGGCCTTGATCACGTGGGTCGACTGGGCGGTCTGGCTGTGATCGGCATTGGTGCGGGCTGCGATCCCGAAGCCGGCCACAGTGATGCCGGCCACCAGCGCCACAACCACGATCTTCAGGTGGGTCGCACGATCAGCAGAGTGAATGGAGTGGTTCAT